GGTACACCGCTGGACCGATTTCAACCAGTCCAACGATGCACATATTAAGAAAAAGGTTACACATCTTTCTTTTTAAGTCTACAGTTAACGCAGACTACATGGGTAATAGGAAAATTAGATGGTACTACAACATCTTTACCACATTGATCACATTTAATAATCATGATGTACTCCAAACTGCTGTGTATACTTGTGGATAGCACATAGCTATAAGTTGTTTACACTGGTCTGCTATTACTTTATGTTCTTTCTGCGTACCGTTAGCACAGCGAAGGTCACAGTAGTGTATCCAGCTACGTAGAGTACCGTTCATGTACATACGGGTAGGGGTAGAAAGGGGTAAGACATCACGTGCACACTCCTTTGCTACCCCGGCTTCAAGCAGTTTCCGATAGATTTGCTCGGAATGTTTGTAAAGCTGCTTTATCTCTTGTTTAAGGAATAGGTCTTCTTCTTTTACTTCTATGCTGTTCTGGCGGTTAACCGGGTCTTGCAGTCTTAGTTCCGGTACAACGCCGGTACCAAGCAGTGATGCATCGGCGTAACGCTGGCTGAACTCTTGAAAGCTAAACGATCTGTGCCGTAGTATCTGTGCTGCTACCGATCTAGTAGTCTCTATCTCTACACACATGTTCACCATCTCAAAGGGTGACCAGTGTTTATGTTTAATCAGATACTTAATAAGCTTAGCACTGGTCTCAGTGTTGTTCTGATTAGCTGGGTTAGATACCCGTGCCATATAGGCTACAAGTTCATCACCTTTGTTGGTGTGGTGAACTAGCTGTACGGTGTGGTGGGAGGTGGACATACAGTAGTAAAAGCGTCTTTGATTCAGTCGGTGGATTAACAGTAAGAAGAGTCAGTAGAATTGGTCGTCTTGTTTCTGTAGTAAAGGGGGAGAGTTTTACGTCTCCCCGCTTACAGGAAGTCCACCCTTCTTCCTGTATAAGTGTGGGCTTGGTCAGATCCAAGTCGGTGACTGGTTTTTTGTATTACCTCTTGCTTGTTTTCTTTGGTCTAATGTAAACCCAAGTGCAAGGTGGTTTGTCGCTTGTTGAGGGTCGTCTAAGAAAGATTCCAATAGGTCGTTCCAGTCGTCCCGTTTACGCTGTTTTATTACCTCTTGTGCCGAGATGCTCATAGCATCAGTAAAATACTTAACACCTTGTGCAAGAGCATCCAATCTGTCGTCGTGTCTTACTGCACCTTTTTCACGACACATTCTACTCATCTGATAGAAGAGCATATAGAGGAGACGTTTCTCTGGAGCGTCGTCTTTATTTGAGTTGTAGTCCCAGTCGATGACAGAACGATCAACAACAAGGCGGTGTTGATTAAGGACAGGCTCAAGGGCATCAATAATACGCTCTTCTTTACGGACATTAGCTCGTACCTCTTCTACGTCAATTGCTTGTTGTGTCTGTTGTAAGTGTTTCTTAAATAGCTCAGCAACAAGACCATCACCAAAGTTAGTCTCAACGACAAGCTTGGTAACGTTAAACTTTTTACACCCTTTTAGAATGTCCAAAAGCGTATTGTCTGAGTATCCGTCTCTATAAGCTCGCACTTCGTGCAAGTACAAATAACCGTTTCGCTGGGAGATATAAGCTGCTGCCGTTTCATCTGTGCCACGACCCGACGGGTCAACACTGCAGATTGTTTCTTGGTAAGGACCCCACTCTCCTTGTAACTGCATTGGAGAGTAGAAATAGTCTCCAGGTAGCCCAACAGTGGGGAGTTCTTTGATGACGTTTCTAGGATCGCTGCACCAGATGATATCATCAGGGGCGGACTTAGGATTAACACTGGTGACGACAAGATCAGCCATCTTAAGTGGGAACTTTTCAGCATCGCTGAGGCTTGTGTCAAGCATGAACTGCAGCATAAAGTTGCTGCGTCCCATTGCTGCTTCACGTTCGAGAAGATCTTCATGGCTAAATCGGTCAGGGTCAGTTACGCTCCACGGATCGGCACCTTGGTCGATGTCTTCCTGAAGCTGTGGTGCAATTAAACCTTCGTAGTTAGCCAGTTTACGAGGAACACGAGCTGGCCAAACAAAGGGACGGTAGTTACGTTCAGCTAGCTTGCGGTAAATGGTAAAGGTTGTCTGTGGTGTGCCGAGATACATGATTCGGCTGTCGTCTTTGGGCGTAAGAATTGACTCAGCCTCCGTACAGAGTTGAAGCAACTTCTCACGCATCATTTCCGTCATACTATTACCCGGCACCTCCACGTCGTCAAGAATCATCAGATCGGCACGGCTACCAGTCAGCTGACCGGTAATACCGACACTTTTGACGGACGGAGCCTGGGACGGTGAGCAGTTAACGTCAAAGCTAATCCGGCTCCAACGGGCGTCATCTGACTTAGGCTGCAGGTGCTTAAGCCAAGGTGTCTCAATAATAAGCTTTTGAAGAAAGATAGACATGTTATCTGCTCGCTCTTTTGAAGCGGAGATAATCATGATCTTCTTTTCAGCGTTGTTAAAAAGAGTCCAGAGCACAAAGGCACCAGTAATCCAACTTTTACCGACACCACGAAACGCTTGGATCTGTAGTCGCTTAGGTCCGTGTTGTAGGTAGTCGGCAATGGCGTATTGTGCTCTGGTCGGTTCAGGCAGGTCTAGCTGCGCCCACAGGGCTTGTAGAAATACTTTAAAATCGCCCTGTAGGGCTTCTAGGACGTTGCTCATTTAACTTTTTGGATGTATTTGTTTAGCTGGGTTTTAATATCTGCAGTTTGATCTAAATAACCAAGCTGTTTACCTGTTTTAATGTTTTCTACAACGATAGAATCGACTAATGGGTCGTAGTAAGCATCAATAGGTGAGTCAGTTATACGATCTAAAGCTTTATCGACGTTATCTTTAAAGTTTTTAAAATCTAAATCAAATAATTGCGATAAATTGTCAACGTCACCTGCTTTCTGACCTTTGGCTCTAGCAGTTTTCCAGTAAGGACTACTTAAACGCCGGTTATGTTCAACATAACTGGGCATGTCTGCATATTGAACCATTGTGTCAGATTTAGTCTGCTTAACCATTTGGTTAAACTGTTGACGTTGAAACCTTTCAAACTCATCAGAGGTTACGTCCCTACCTTTTCTAACATTAGTGTAAGCCTGCTTTACAGACATCGGTGATAATGCTAGACGAGGTTCTCCACTAGGTTTAGTACCTTTAGGTCGCGGTAAATGCTCCGCACCTGTAGGATCTACAAACCTTGGGTAACCTTCCAAAGATCCTTTTTGTTTAAGGTAAGCTTCAGCTTCATCCATGTATTTAGATGCGCTTTCAGCAACCTCAGGAAATTGTTTACCAACCTTAGTTTTACGGAGACGAATACCGCCTCCTACCGATACCATACCAAGTAAAGGTATTAAAACTGAAGGCACTTTAGCTCGTTCAGCTAAAATTTGTGCACCTTCAACGGCTCTACTACCTGGAAGTTTAGACTCTGCTTGCATTGCTTGGGTAACAACGTCTTCAACAGGATCTAAAAAAGATGTAGCCTCTTTAAATCCCTGCTGAAACTCAGAGACTTTTTGTCCAGCAAAACGGATTGCTCCGCCTGCTTTTTGTAATAGGTCCATTACTTAATGTGCGATAAAATCATTTGTTCTCTACCCGGATTGGAGCCAAACGTAGCTCGCATCCAGGATAACCAGTTGCTTGTCCCCTTTTCTTGATTACATTTCCTGCAGGATGGAACCAAGTTTCTTGTAATCGTTTGTCCCCCAACAAAGCGAGGCACAACGTGATCCAAAGTAAGTTCATGTAATTCATAATGTTCTCCACAATAAACGCATTGACAGTTGAAGTGTTCCTTAATGGCTCTACGCCACATCCGTTTGGCTTCAGGACTCGTCATGGTTATGAGGTTGTAAATGTAGTGATCAGGGGTAGGCAACAGCGGGGTCATGTGAGTGCAACGAGCTACTATGCGTACTTCTTACCAGTTCTGGGTCTACGGCGGTTAGACGAAGGTGTCTCCAGTTTTCCGGTGTTTTTACCGGTGTGAGAAGCATCTTTACCATCACCATTGCCATAAGTACCTAGTTTACGGTTAAGTTTGTTAGCAGCAGTACGAATTTTTAGACCTTTATTCGTTTTGTTGTATGCTCGCTGTTGTTTCCGGCGTTTAGCCGCAGCTGTTGGGTTTGATTTGTAATAATCAGACGTGTTTTGAGCCATACAATCTCCGCTGTACCATTTCAGGGTCAATTTTGGGCATGACTGTCGCAAGTTTATCCAACGGGTTGCCCTCATATGCAACACCGCTGATGTCATTCTTGGCTAACCAGTCACAAGCTGCTTTGAGATCTTGTGTCGTGGCTTCACCAGATTTAATACGCTGAAGGAATTCAGATGTAACGAGGTTGTGAAGTTCGTTAAACTGATCCTCAGTTGCTTTTTTCTTCATTTGTCAAAGACACTATTGGTACGATGTCATGACACAGTACCTCTACACGAGATCCAGGACGGAACGTAAAGCCAGCCTTCATGATCTCGGTACACTTCAGAGCGCGTACTAACTCATAATCAAGCCTCAGTTTCTCCTCATGTCGCTTAGCGATCTGTTTGCACTGCTCAATCATACCCCCATCCAAAGGAACGGAGAAGTTAAGCTGCATACCGTAGTTATTGTTGCGAGTGTAACCAGTAGGCAACGTGTCGTTACCCATGTAAAAGGGTGAGACAGTCATGGTTGATCCGTTACACGAGTTACCGCCGGTAAACTGCTGTCTACTGGGTGCACCGTTGTTCTGGAACTGCACTGCTTGGTTTGTTACGTTACCTGTAGCTGCAGCAATAGGGTTAGCGTTGTTGCTAACTGTAGGAGATTCAGCAAATGCTGGACCTATTGAGAAAAGACAGAAAGCGAGGTAGTAGTAGAGGTAGTGTTGATGGTTCGATTGATGTCGGTTGTCTCGATGATCCCGGCTGCACGTGTCACAGTCTCCAGTTGAAACTGTTCGCCAGCGGTTGTGACGGACCAAGTAGTTGAAGAGTCTGTGATGTCGGCGCTGGGGGTTACGTTTGTTCCA